CTGTGCCGCTCGTGTGCGATCCGCTGAAAACAGAATCTTGCAGGTCGAAAGTGTGTTGGGTGATCCTTGTAATATACCAAGTACCATTTGCAGCCGGAACGCCTTGAACATTCCGCATGTGGATTCTGTCACCCGTCTGCATTGAATGCGTGTTGTGCGTGACACGGATCAATCCCGAGCCGTTATCGGCTAACGCCACGCCAGATAGCGCCGTCCATGCAATCTCATTGCGCCACCGCTTCGTTGCGAAGTTCCACGGATGCGAAGCTAATGCCTCATCCCTCGCAGGATCAAACCACTTCCGGCATGTCACAGCCTGCGGAGTGTTGTCAGTTAATAGCGCCGTCAGCGACTTGCCGCCGATTAGCGAGATGGCAAGATTTGCAATTTCAGTTTCAGTCATGGCTTTTCAAAAGGAAAGCCCGACGCAGATCACTCCACGTCGGGCCGGTAACACCAACAACACGACCAAGCGTTGTTCCCGGTTTAGCCGAGAGTGTAGGCAAGGTTCCAAGACTGCTGATGGGATACAGCAGTAGTAACCGTGGTCCAAGTGACGACGATCCAGACATCCGTGGTGAAAGTCACGGGATTCAGGAAATCGACGCCAATGGTTGTAGCCTCAGAGAAGAACTTGCGACCAGCGGCAGAGCCGAGCGCAAGATCGGTTCCAAAAGCGTCCACATCGACAACAACGGGAGTGTCAGCGGTTGTGAAGTAGCCAATGGAGCCAGTGCAAGCCGCGCCTGGATCACCGTAATCCACAGAGCAAAGCTGAGGAATGAGGCGGGAGCCTTTGGGAAGCCGGACGAGGTAAAGCGGGTCAGCCGTGGCAGCGGTGTAGCCGGTTTTCGACACTTGGACAAAGTGAAGATTGCCGCCCGCTTGCTTGAGGTTAGGAGCCGCCGAGGAATCGGTGGATGCGCTATTCTGCGCCGTTGCGAATGAAGTGAAGACGTTAGCCATAATAGTGAGTGATTGAGAGTTGAGGTTTAGAAAGGGGCGGTTTTTAGACCGCCCCGTTCAAGTTCAGGTTATGGGCTTTCGTCAGCGTAGATGCGGACGACACGGGTGTTCTCAGTGCGGACAGCGCCAGCGCGATAGACACCGCGAAGCTGTTTCGCATGACGGCGGTCAGGCAGGAGGTCGATGTGAACGGTTCTGCCGATTTCCGCAAACTTGACGCCAGACTTGTGCCAGGCAAAGCAGGTGCGGACATCCGTGCTGGTGTTCAGGCTCAGACGCTCAGTGCGAATGAACTTGAAGCCAGCGAACATATCCACAGAGCCAGAGGCAAGAGCCTTCACGTTCACGAAATCGCCAGAGGTGATTTGAGTCGTGAGGAGCATGTCCTGAAGCTGCTGCGCCGAGGTGGCAAAGTAGCGCTCGCCGTCGTCAACTTCGGCCTCGTCCAAAATCTTCTTGGCCTGGAGAATCTTCGCCACGGTCAGGCCGCTGTTAGCGGTAGAACCGGAAGCGACGTAATCCACAGCAATGGAGAAGTTCGAGTCGAAGGCGTCAGTCGTGGTGCCGTCCTCACCGATGTAGCGAGTGGCGTCGAAACTGGAGATGATGACCGAATCCTTCGTGCGATTGCTCGCAGCTTGGAGGCTCATCACTTCGTCCGAGTCGGGCAGAGCGATTTGACCAAGGTTGATTTCATCGTCCTCATCCCAGACTTTCACGAACTCGAAGCGACGGCGGTAGATCCAGTATTTTGTGCCGGTGGAGTCACCGTCTGGAGTGTCGCCCTTGCGAGTGGTGATCTCGGTCATGGTGCCGAGGTCAAGCATGTTGTATTGCTTCCGCTTGCCGGTGAAGGAATCGGATGTGACGGCTCCGCCAAGGCGGGAGTCCGTTTGCTGGGCTTTCATTTCCCAGTTCGTTGCGACTTCTTTTTCGAAGAATGTAGTGAGTTCAGCCATAAAATTGCGAGAATTGCGACTTGTCCGAGTCGGGACTTGTCAGGATTGGAATCCCTTGTTTCTCGCGGGTGTCTGCGTAGCAGGCCGCTTGTAACGGGTGCAGGCAGGTGTCGCACGTTGTGCGGCTGCTTTGACTCGCCGTGAGTCTGCTAGATTACTTCGCAGATGTCAAATAAAAAAGCGGCCCCCATTTCTGAGGGCCGCCGCTCGTCGGCTTTCTTTTCTTACGCAGGTATTCAGCCAGAACCTCGCGACTATCACGAGCGCCTCACAATGTCGCATCCTTGACGCCTTGCAAGCGCATCATTAGCGCCTGTGCCTGCGCCTGCCGTTCCTTGCCCTCTTTGCCGTTATAAGCCGCATGCCAAGGATTCGCGGGATTCCTGCGAATATCCTCCGCTTGATCCGCGCCCGTCAGCCCCAGCCCTACCTTGTTTGAGGCCACAAATTTGTCTTCCTGAATCAGCGCGGCGGCAGAGTAAAGCGCCTTGATCATCTTCGCCGAGTTGCCTATTTCCGCGTCTTTGGGGTCCAGCCCCAGAAGCTCCGCCGTTTTCAGCGCCTTGCCGATGTTGTTTTGATAGTTCTCGCCCCATTCTTTTTTCAGTGCATCGCGTTCACCCTGGATAAAGGTGTCCAGTTTCGTCTTGTCGCCAAGGTTCATCTTAGCCATGCGCTCAGTGTCGTAGGCCACCAGCTTTTGAGCCTGCGCAGGAATGAAACCGAGTTCATGCGCCAGCGCGCCAAACTTGCCGACTTCTTCCTCGTTCCACTCTACGCCTTCCGGCAGTGCGTCGGGTTTCTTGAGCCCGTAGCCGGTCACGTCGTCAGGAACGCCGATGGCCTTACGATAGGCCGCAATTTCCTCGGGCTTTGCGTCAGGACCGGGAACTTTGACGCCGGGAGCGACACGCTGGCCGATGAGCTTTTGAGCGTTGCCGTGGCCTCGCAGGAGTTCGGCGGCATTCGGATACTTGCCGAGAGTGCCAGCGTATTCCTTCAGGTCAGGCGGCAACGTGTCCACCCATCCCTGCTTGAATGCGCCTTTGTCATCGAGTGCAGAGCGGAAATCCCACTCTCCGCCAGTCGTGGCAGTGGTCGTGGTGGCCGCTGCCGTTGTGGTTGTAGCTGCCGCCTGTGTGGATGCCCCAGCATCACCAGAAAGCAGCGTGCCGCCACCTCCACCACCGTCGCCACCTTCAGGAGCAAAAAGAAAAGTTTTCATTACTCAGCGTCTCCTTTCTTGTCAGTGGTTTCACCGGGGAGCTTTTGCAGTTTTGCGATGCGTTGCTGTTCGCCCGCGTCACGCTCAGCAAGTGACGGTTGTTTGCGATTGGCCGGGTAGATCACCGCGAACTCTTCCACCGTGGCATGAGTGCGAACCCACTCAACGAAAGCGGGCGTTTTGTCGCCCATGTCTGGCAAAGTCGGAGGCGGCGGAGAGATGGCGGAGAACTTGGCGACGAGTTCCTGTTTATTCAGGATTCGCGCGTTGAACTGCGGCTCTTCCTGTTTGGCGGCTGGCGCCACGGGAGCAAGTCCGCGACGTTGAAGCTCTGCCAAAAGCTCAGCGTCAGAGAGCGGTTTAGTCTGAACAACGACGGTTTCAGCATCGCTCAGCGTCTCAGTCTCGCCGATCTCGGCCACGATGAAGCTCAGCTTGTCGCTGTTGAGCGCCTTCTTGATTGCACCCTTGACCGTGGGGCCGAGAGCCTTCGGAGACGTGATAACGTCCCCCGATATGCTGGCGATTGTCTCGCCGTCTTTTAAGACGTTTCCGCCTTCGATTTCAATGTTCATGTCGTGTGTTGGTTCATCAAGGCTTCATGCCCTGAAATTCTGCGGGTGCCTCGCTGGGCTTTGAAATGTCCTCTTCATCCAACATCGCGACTCCGAGGGCGAGACGCTTGGCGATGTGAGCAATGACGATCTTTTCACCGTCGCGGATGGCTGCCGCGTGCGTGTTGTGCCCATCGCTGCTACGGAAGCTGGGCTTGAGCGGATTGAAGAGCGATTGAAGGTCTTTCTCCCAAACGGTTTTAAACGATGGATTCAGCGCCAGCACTTCCCACGCGGCTCTGACTTCGGCCTCGCGGTTGCGCCTCTGTCCTTCGATTTCTGCGGGTGTCATAGGGAGTATTGCGCGAAGTGGCGAGATTTCACAGACTCGTCTAGTCCAGGATGTCGGGCGAAGAATCCCACAAGATCATCACGCATTGATCGGATCATGCGAAGAATCGCCACCTTGGTAAGCCGGTCATAACCTCCACGAATCAGCGAGTCACGGAGAGGGTGAATCCATCCTTGATGCCATGCCCACCACTCCATTGATTCTGCAACGTGGCCGTTCAGGCAGATTTCTTTTTGGCGCTGGCCGTCGATAAGCGGCTGGATGCCTGCCAATTCGTCATTGGAAAGCGCCGACTTACCCTGCGATTGATACCGCTCAAAAGCTGCGCGCCACTGCTCAGGATTGTAATCGCTAGACTGCTGCATATTGATGAAATGCGGGCCGTTACCGAGCCAGAAAAGGAAGTGTTTCCAGGTCCTGTCTTGTCGAATTTGCCTCTTGGTCTTTTTCATTTGGTCGTGTTGGTGTTTGGTCGTGTGGTCACAATCGTTTCGCCGCGAGTTGCCCCACGGTGTTCATGAATCTAGCGAACTGATAGGTTGCCATTTCCAGAGCGCATTCCTCGTCAGCGTCGGCGGGCAGTGCCACGCGATCCTCAAAGATTCGCTTTTGAAACTTCAGCCGAAACTGGAAGGCGTAGATGCCCTCGCGAAAGGCGTTCAGGACGAGCTTTTTTACGCCGGGAAGGTGCGCCCGTTCGTCTAGGTTGATCACGCAAAGGTCTTTAGTTGGTGCGCTCATGCCATTTCCTCCATCGCTTTCTTAGTTTCATCGACTCCGCCCATGTTCTTTACGGCCTTCGAGCCCTGCTCAAGCATCATTGCGGCCTGTTGAGCTTGAGCGGCTTCGGCGCGGGCTTGGCGTGTGGCTGCCACCTCTTCGCCGTCAAGCATCCACGCGGCAGGCATCCCGTTGGAGCGTGCACGGTCACGGGTAATGCGGTCAAAGTCGTAATTGTCGAGAATGTCTGGGCGCGTCTGCGCGATCACAAGATCAGTTTCAAGCTGGCGTTCAAAGCCGTTCATGCCGAGTTGATCCAGCGCCAGCGCCAGCCGTGAGGAGTAGCTGATAGCAGGGTCAGGAATGACGCCCATGAACTCAGAGACGGGGATGATTGCCTCCTCTGGTGGCTGCTCCAATAGCCCTGCCTCCATCGCCATCGAGAACACGCGCAGAAGGATAGGGTTATGCTTCTCACTGCTCAGACGGGAGAACGCGGGCGAGATGAGCACGATCTTTTCAGCGGCTCGTTCTGCCACTTCACGCGCCGTCATCTGCCGGTCCAATGTGGCAAACATTCGGAAAAGCTCCGCGTGGAACTTCATATTCACGGCCTCCTGCCGCATCTTCACACGATCCACGGCGACGTTGTAATCTCCCGTTTGCTGGATGGGTTTCGGCCAGCGGTCAGACTGGATGCTGCCGGGCATGTAAGTAATGCCGCCAGCGGAAAGGATCAATTCACCCTCCATATCCTCAGGCGCGATCATTGCAGGACGCACGATCTTTTCAGCCGCGCAATCGAGCATCATCTGGAGAAAGTTCACCTGCCGAGTGTCTGCCAGTGCCGCGAAGCCGGGGCCGTAGCCATAGGGCGATTTGCTCGAAAGCGCGGACCATTTCAGATAGCGACCAACAGCGAAAGGGAACGAGTCATAGCCAGACTCCTTGACGACCTGCTTGGATTTCACCTCAACATAGCAGGACGCAAACGCTTTGCCCCATGATGCGTTCCTTCCAGCGCCCTCTGGCCGTTCACTCTCTGGCCGAGGATAAACAGCATGGATAAACTTGTGCTTCTGCTGCGCCTTCTTGTCGTCCTTGAGACAGTCTTTGACATCCTTCGGAAGATTGTCATCACCAAACAAATCAGCGGCTTGCTTGGCCGTAATGTCCATCTCACGGTAGAGCGTGTTCACCTTGCCAAAGCCGTCCTCTTCGATGGCAAACGATCCGAGCGGCAGGGACTCAAATCGGAACTGTCCTTCATCCATCCCGCAGAACATCGCTGATGTGCCGAAGGTGCAATGCGTCAGCAGATCCTCATGGATCTCGGTGTAGAAATTCGAGTTCGCCAACAGTTCACGGATACGCTCAGAGCATCCCGCGAGCCACTGTTTCACGCGGTCATTCCCGCGAAGCTCAAAGATAGGTTTGTAATTGAACCACGATTCATTCGCTGGCGAAGTCCAGGACATGAGCCCCCCCGCCATTGTCATAGCTGCATCTCCCGCAGTCGTGTCAAAAAGCAGAGCCTCCTTTGAGCTTGAAGGCGTTTCGTAAGTCGTGGAGATGCCAGCTTTACGAGGCATCATCAAATCAGCGATCTCCTGCCACTGCGGCTTCCAGACCGATAGTTCAGTGCTCATTCCCTGCCACTGGCGAAGGATGTCAGCGCCACGGGCGGACGATGCCGAGGGCGGTTTAGAGTTCTCCTCCATAGCTGGTCACACCTCCCGAGCTTGCACCAAGTTTTGACTTCTTCCCGAGAGTCGGAGTATTGAACTCGCCCGCGAGAATCGTGTCTTGCAGCCCATTACGACGGCCAGCGTTGCGAATTGCCTCCGCTTCCGGCTCAGGCTCCACGCGAACGGGCGCGGGTGCTGGCGCTGGTTTAGGCGGTTTGGATGCGCCCTTGTGCAAGCGTGAGAGCTTACCGTTTGCGCCGATCAAGTCGGCATCCCAGAAGGGACCATTAAAGTCGATGTGCATGATGGATAGTCTTTAAGGTGGCTTGCGCAAACCTCCGCCGAAGCGGTGCTATCCCATTTCTAAACGATTCAGCGCCCTCCTACAAACGAAAACTTTGCCTGCCCCCGGCGCTTGGGCTTGTCGTCTTCGTCAAGCATCCGGTCAATCATGGGCGTGGCGAGCTTGATGAATCCAGCTTGAACTGCCTCGGCCATGTAGCGCAGGGCATCTGCGGTATGGCTTGAAAAGTCGTGGACTGGCTCACTGGAAATGATCTTGCCGATCTCCACCTCCTTCGTGTGATACGCCTCAAGTGCCTCGATCCCGTATGTCGTCTGCTTTTTCCTGAACACCAGCGACGGGAAAAGCCCTTTGAGCCCATTGATGCCAGTCCAGATGTCCGCCGTGCGTGGCAGAATCACGCAGCTTGTCAGCCCTGCTTTGACTAGTTCGCCGTGCATCGTTGCCCCGCTGTTTTCCGTCCTGCCTGCGTCGTGAGGTAGGAAATGCTTACCGAATGAGTAGCCCTTTCGCAGCATCCATGCCACGCGCTGAGTCGCCGTCTCCACGTTTGGGAGAAGTCCAATATCACAGTCAATCACGCGGATCTCACGGCCCACGACCTGCCAATACCAGACGGAAGTGTTCGAGGGCGCGCCTAAGTCCCAAG